GTCTCTGATCTGCTTTAATCGATATCCGATCGCTACGAAGCTTTCTGCCAAGTAGTTTAGTCTCCTCTTGATATCTTCTTTGATGCTCATATATTCATTGATCGTCATCTGATGATATAATTCTTCCATTATGCTGCTTTCCTCACTCTCTTTAGAATTGTTTTGTGAAATTGTTTTACAAATTTATGTATATCCTCTGGAACAGGATTATTATGCTGATTATTGTATGCTCCTCGGTATTGTATGATCTCCATGTCTCTGACTTCCATCGTGTAATAACTTTGATCTTCTTCTCCCTTTTTCCGAATAAATAAGATATCCGTTTTTCCACGTTCTACCCGATCCACATAAGTTCCAACACAGTGATGCAAGTTCTTTCCTTCTTCTATGATCGCTTTCAGACTTTCCGGAACTATAATCTTGTATTTAGCTGTTTCGTAGCTATACATCGTTTCTAATTCTTTTATACGTTTCTTATAATTCTGTTCTTTCGCATCATTTTCTTGTATTCTTATGATCTTTACTAAATCATCATGTTTTTCTTTCAGCTTCCTCGGAAATAAAACCGCCTTATCTTTCATGTTATAACCAAGTTGATCAGCCATATTTAAATAATCAATCCATGTTCCTGCATCATGTCCTTTTTGTGTGTATGTCGCAATTTTCTTGATCGTTGTGTATGTCTTAAGTCCTGCCAGGTAATGCCCTGTATTTCTCAATGCCAGGATTTCATCATCGCTTAATTTCCCTTCTGGATCATTTCGCAATACTTGGATTTCTTCTCTTCCAAGATCATAATCTCTTGCTTTTCTCATGTTTCTTTTTGTAAGACCTAGTACTTCGTGTAGTTTTGTTCCCTGCTGTAGAAACATTGATCCGTACCACAATTGTCTTGCAAGTTTTCTCATGTTTGCTTTTATGACAAGTTCTAATTGCTGATTGATTAAATAATTGTCTATGATTTGCTCATATTGTTCCTGTTTGCCTTTCCAGGATGCTACAACATCAATTCCGCTTCTTTCCAAACACGTTCCTTTGATTACCTGTTTGATATTCCGTTGATAGAGCATTGCTTTTCCTGTAATCATATTTCCTGCATCGTACCAATGCGGCTCATACCATGTACATTCTGAATTTTCATTGTACAGTTTATAATTCTCATCAATGAACCAGATATATCGATCTGAAATCATTGTTATCTCCTTGCTCTCTGCAAATGATTTTTTTGTTGCTTTGCTCTCGATTGCTGCAAGTCCAAATTTTGTTTTTTGAAATCTCACGATTTTCATAGAATTTTCAATTGTTGATTGTCTTCCTGCTGCCTTGAATATGATCTTCTTTCTGCAATTTGGGCAAATACCTTTTTTGTTATGTGATATCTTTGTTTTCTTTCGATCTAGCATCACTGTCCACAATATCCTGTTGACTGTTTATAAAACAAATAGGTTTGCATCTGTTTTTCTGCCCATTCTTCCATTCCTTTTGTGATTGGCTTTATCTCTTTTTCGTGATCCTTTATTTTTTGTTCTCTTGCTTCATAACGTTTTTCTGATTTTTTCTCGTTGATATCATCCTGTAACCTTCTGATCTGCCCTTCTGGTTCTCTGTCAGTTATTAATCTTCTTATCGATCTTTGATCATAAAACTGTCTCAGTTCTTTTCTTTCTTTTCTGCTTAAATAAAAATCAACTTCTAATCTTTCGTATGACATCCAACTATTTATTACTTTTTGATTCCATCCAACATTCTCAATGTAATTTGCAAATTCAGTATTTCTTATGCATACACGAACGTTTTTATCTTCTGTTCTTCCATCGATCATGAAGCAATCGTCTAATTTATGTATTTTTTCTTTCCCAAACGGAATCTTTTCAATTGCTTTCTTCTTCATGTTCTCACCCTTTGTAATACTTTTTTACGATTTCAAATACATCTTTATCTCTCATAACAACACAGTTTCCGCTTCCTTTTCGCTTTCTTGCTTCTGTTTCTACTGCCTTATATGCATTTTTTAAGGTTTTCCCCTTTTTTCTGATACTAACCGCCATCTGATCACCCTTTGCTGCTTCCGCTTTTAGGAAATTAGCGATTGATTCCAAATATGCTGTATCTCCCTTCGCTTCTTTAATCTCTATATCTAGTTTTCCAACTGCTGCCATTGTCTGATCTGTGATAAAATCAATTTCTTCGTTCCAAAAAAGTTCTGCCAATTCAGCATCTATGCCGTTTTCAGCACATAACTTGTCCAGATTTTCTCTTTCTCCTTCTTCCTTTAGGCTTCTAGCCACATCGTTGATCTCTTCTGCTGTCTCCATCTCTCCATATATGTCAAACATGATCACACCTCCTAATACAATTTACCGCCCATGATCGCACGTACTGCATCCTCTGGCTCGTATTTGCCACCATAGTTTTTTGCACTTTCCAGACGTTTATATAATTTCTTCTCGCTTCTTCGATTCATCGGACAGCACAAGTGCACGATTTCTTCCGCAGTCTTTCTTTCTGTGCCTAATTCATCAAATAATGCTTTCTGGACACCTCTTTTCAGAAATACATCGGTTTCTCTGCACATATGCGGACCTCTCCGCCCTTTATGTAGACCTGTTGGAAGTTCAATAATGTTATAATAAAAATCACATCCGCCCTGGCTTCTGAATACAATGTGATGCTTCTCCATAATCCCAACTTTTTCATCATCTTTGATTTCACCCAAAAACGCTTCTAACTCATATATTTCCATAGCTTTAATTTATCCTCCAGTTCATCTTTACATTCATAACGCTCTAACAGATCACTATCAGCTGTTACATGGTTTGTCTTTTTGAATATATAAACTTCTTTCCACAGATCCGCGTTAGCGATCTCTTTCCCGGCTTTTGTTTTCCAGTCATGTTCGGCATATACTCTTGCTGCTTTTAACATACGCTCAAAGTAGTCGCAATCCGCATGAATTCTTAT